AATACCGCCAAAAATTTTTGACCCTGCCGAAACCCCAGCTAATATGAAAGGTAATGCTTGAGCCATCTCAATCCTCCTTTATCCACGATAAAATATAATAATCTTCCCCATTTTTCCCATATTTACGCAGGACCCCTTCAACCTCAAAACCAAAAAATTGACCAAACCTAAGAAATCGGGGGTCTTTAAGACAATACATTTGCAATCTACTATAAAGCGTTGTAGTGCAAGAAAACACATATTTAAGATGTTTACACAAAAATCTGTAATGTTTAAAAAAATCAACACTATAAAAGAGCGAAATATCAGCAACGCCCGGCCACAACTCTATCAAACCGTAAATAAGAATCACTTCATTCCCATCCCAAACAGACCAAAAAGACTGCATTTTCTCCATCGTCTCGAACATCCCTGCTATCTGCCCTTTATCACTAGCCCAATCAAAGAACCCACACCTAGAATCTATTTCAATATGATAGTAATCCAACTTCTTAAACTGCTCTACTCTCATTTAGTTCCTATCTCCAAAGTCGCGTTGATAGCATTAACAAACAACGGATACGGTTGATTCTGTAAAACCACAAGAACTTTATCCTCATCCCAGGAGTCTTCATAAAAATTGGAAACTGGGCCTGTAAAAGGTAATGGCGGTCGATCGGTACTCTGCCCTATCCTTGAGGATGTTATCTGCTGCATATTATACATTGAAGTGCCGTACAACCCACCCACACTATTCGCCACTATAAGAGCGATATCAGAGATATTCTTAACATCTGTAATCGTATTATCTAACTGTGCAGAGGCCACCAAAGGAAGCGTAACTAAAATACCTTCATAGTTAAAACCAATAGCGATAGTTCCTGCTTGCCTGGTTATCGTCACCTCTCCATTAGTAACAACCACATCAGGATCAATACGGCCATCTGCTACTACCTGAACAGTCTCCCCTTCTAAATGATGTAATCCGGACACACCCTCAGCAGTTAAAAACCAATCGTCTGCAACTATGGCATCCGTATTATCAAAATCAGAGATAATTTCACACGTCACAGTAGTGGTGTTCACATACGCTGTTATGATAGCTCTACCTCCACCAGCTTTATCTTTGTATTTTTTCTGAATCTCTTTATCCACATCCGTAGCCGCAAACAATCCACCGGAAGCCGTGAATGTAATACCGGACCCCGTAACCGCCCCCGGAGTCATAGTAATAGAACCTCCCCGACTAGAACCATTAAAGACTGAACAACCATCCAAATACGAGATCTTCCTTTGCTCCTCATAGACTTCATTCGCATAGGTTAATCTGTCTGCGGTCTCATTATCCTCACCAGTATAATAATCCTCAAATAAAACATTCTCGAAAGGATCTGTAAAATACTCCAAATATCGAACTGTTGTGCTATTTATGGTTCTTTCAACTACCATATAAACTCGATCGTACCCTTTTTCTTGTGGTTCGACAGCAACGCTCAAAACTTTAGTGTCTCCTGTACCGCCAAGAACGTGACGATGCCAACCAGAAACATCCTCACGTTCTTTAACAGTAATGCCTACTAGAACCCCATCATTCCTAACAATCCACAAAATATCAGATTTACCTCTCTGAAAGGCCATTTTCTTAACACTGCTCTGCGTCATATGAGCCGACACAAAAGAACGATCGAAAGATTTGTACGCATCAGAAAGCAGAGTATATTCTAAACTACGTAGAATACGGCTACCTTTCTGCATATAAAAAGCAACATCCCCGTTTTGGGCAGGCATAATGCTCTGAACACCATAGGGGTCAATAGGACGCACACGAATATTAGAAGGCGTGATAGCGCTATCACTGCCACCATCAATACCACTAACCCCACTTGTCGTCCCTACCTGAATAAAATCTCTAGCTTTAGCCAACCAGTTAATATATAAAGAGGGGATAGGGACTATGATAGCATGATCCGCATCTGCCCCAGTAGTGTAATCATCATACCGAGACGTACCCACATTAGGCCCTCTGCTCATCCAAAGAGTGTCCGGGTTGTTAACCGAACTGGCATGGTTAACTCTCCCCTCGTAAGATATAACACACCCCGGTTGTTTATCCTGATCGGCTGTTACGCCCCCACTAACATACGCAGCATATGCAGAGCTGTTTTCGCCGTCCAAAGTGAACTTAGTATCATCCACCTTTGTTACAGTAAAAGTCCGGCCGTTAAGCTCAGTCATGCCTACAATATCTTCTATAATAACAACATCTCCTGTAGACAAACCATGTGTAGCGGACGTAATCTCGCAGGGGTTAGCCTGAGTAGCTGCAGACACCGCCACCTGACCAAAAGGATCCACTGTTCTAGTATAAGTGCCAAAAGTCCAGGAAGTAGCACTGACCCGGGTTAGTTTGCGGGGTAAGTGACTTCTATGATCTATATACAATTCATTAACAACTTGATCAAATTGAAACGCGTCCAATTGTGCCGTAGTGTAAGGGGTAGCCAACTCCAGGACCGCTGTAGCCGTACCTGCTGAAGAATACGCAGTAAAACCAGAACTGTCTACATAATTACCAAACAAATCTTTTATTTTAAAAGTATTAGCCGCGGCATCACTAACAACAAAAAAACGACCGTTTAACTCAGTCATCCCAACCACGCCATCAATATAAACCTCATCCCCATCTTCGTGACTATGCCCGGTTGCTGTAACAACACACTCAGCTGCCTGACTTGCGCCAGAGATAGTATCGCCAGAAGTCTCCAAAGTCATAGCGGCATCCTCAGTTATGCGAACTTTTAGGTTCGTAAACATAAGGATATACACCTGCTCATCATTAAATTTGAAATTTTCTATGCGGCAAACTTCTTGATTCCGGGTAGGGTGAACATACCTGGACCCACCGCGATAATCAGCAGGTCCTTGCACGCGAGAATAGAAATTCTGCATCCTTCTTAAAGAATTACGGTAAAGTTCCGAATCACTACGACCAAAAAGATCCTGAGAGACTTCACCACCAGAAAAATTAGTTAGGGCTTGTTGTGCCATATTAAGCTATCTCGTAATCATCAAATGAATAGTTGCCCGCCACTTGTTGCGCAGAAGCAGGGAAAAGTCCTGCATTAACGATTTTACTTTGCTCATATCTTCTAGGTGGGTCTGCTTGCCCATTTTTCGCTAATGCCCTAAGCCGAAGAGTGTCGGCTAAAGTCTTGACCAACTTAACAATCTCCGGTTTAACTGTGATCTTAAAAGATAAACGTAAAGCCAACTCAGCTGCAAACAACTCAGTGAAAAGCGGGGAGAACTTAGTGACTGTCACTTCGTCAAAAATATACCAAATATCTAAAGAACTAGCTCCACCATTATTCTTCAGTAGTAAGTTTCCTTCAATACTATAATCATAGTGATTCAGAGCTTGTCTAGGGCTAATAATAGCTTTTAAATGTAAATAATCATTTGGGAAAACATAGGCATCCGAATAGATAGCCACATCTGGAATAGTGCCTAGAGGAATAGCTCTGGATTTAGTAGCAAAACCCCAGTTATACGCTTGAAGCAAAGCAGCCCGATCTACATCATACCATCGCGCACAAATAGCTTCAGGTATACTCTCAGGATCCTCAATACTAGAAATAGGTCTTTCTTTTAATAGATCTAATGCTAAATTACATATCGCAACCGCACTTGTAGGTCTGCTCATATCATCTCCTCTATAAACAAAAGGCGCACGCAAGCGATGAACTCACGTGCGCCTTCCCGCACTTATTATTAACCTAACCACTCAGGAGGACAAACTTATCTACCAAGAGTCTTCAAAGCGACTGTGACCGTACCGACTGCTGTGACTTCAGAAACAAGTGTAAGCGCAACCCAATAAGAATCATTAGGTAGATTACCCACAACATCTGTAGTCTCAACATCATTAGCGATCTCATAGAAAGACAAAACTCCTCTTTCCTGAACACCTAATGCACCTAAAATATCCAACCTGCCTGAAAAAGCGATACCTGCACTAGGATCAATCCCGTCTGCTAAAGCGTCAATATCAACGACAGACTCATCATCCCTATACAAACCTACATCAACTTCTGAAAGTCCTGCGATTGCATCACTGATCAACCATCCTTCGATAGGAATCTCATGTGCTCCAACCCTAAACAATGCTTTAATATCACCTGCTGCGTCAGCTACCGCAGTTTCGAAAGTGATACAACGCACTGTTTCCTTAACACCACTGGCTTTTCTAGCATCTGTAGCTTCACCAGCTAATACTTTTGCATCTACAATATCAAAAGACATATAAAACCTCCGGTTTAAAAAGATTAAATTCTAAAAATTAAACAGATATTAGTCTGTAGTCGTGACTCTCTTAACTAAGACACCTTCTGTCCTAACAGCACCTAACGTCCAGTTTACCTGAACTTGCTTCGTTTGGATCAAATCTGTACGATCCTGCACCTTAATCTCAAACTGCTTAGGCATAGCAAAACACAAACCTCTTGTGCTCATAGCTACATTCGTACGAACCCCACCTGAAACTCCAAGGATAGGATTAGTAGCATTAGCTGCAAATTTAATCACTTTTATACCAACAACTTCAACAACAGAACCTTTATCTACTGCATACTGACGAGAGAAATCACCAGAAGTTAACTCAGTTTCCTTCATTAACGCTGTATGCTCATCACCAGAAATACAGAAAACGAAATCTTCAAGCATATCATTACCAACATCATCATCGATAAAACCTTGAACGACATCTAACAACTTCTCATACGTCAAACCAGCCGTAGCATCAACTGTTGCTCCACCATCTGTCGCAAAAGATACTGAAGTATCCATATCTTCGCCAGTTAAAACTGCTGCTGTTGAAGCCTCAATACCGATTCTGTCATAGACTCTCGCCATAGACATAGAACAAGCACGTGCATATTCAGCTTCTTGATTCATTAACACTTTACTTACATCATCTTCATCAATAGGAAGAGTCAGTGAAAAACGTCTTCGCCCTATTTTACGTCTTGTAACTAGCAAATCACTAAAATTAACAGTGTTGAACCTACCATTAATCTCTTGAGCTTCGATAGAACCAATTCCATCATACGCATAAGATTTACCCTTCATTTGCTTAACAGGAAAAAGACCCGCAAAACGTGCCTTCATTTGCTGCGTTGCTAAATGCACTGCGTCCGAAAACTGAATAACTTGAGCTGTTTCAATTTGAGCTGCCATAATTATTCTCCAATGTTTAAAAAGTTGAACGATTAATTGAATACGCTCCCCGTTCTACGGACGTGTTGCCAGTAAGGTAGGCTTGACCACGGACGCCTTAACGCTACCCGCTCTTACTCTTTTATTTTATCAAACTAGAACGACTTGTCAAATAAAAAGATTATTTTTTCGCGTCTTCTACTTTCGCAATATTAGCATACAGTTCCTTAACCTTGTTCTGAGCATCATCATATCCAGGGTTGCGGAAATCTTTATATGCTTCAGACTGCATGATCTTCATCGCTTCTGTTCTCATACCGGCTGCATCTGCTCCACCACCAGCACCACCCCCACCAATACCATCTTCTTTGATGTATTTATCGTGGACGCTGTTCATGGTAGTCATGATCAGCAACATAGCCTCGTTTGAAAGACCCTCTAAAGATGGTTTTAACTCATCAGGAATGTTTGCACTCATCAAATCTTTAGCTGTCTTCATAGCTGCTTCTCTATTATCCGGATACATAGCATCGATCTTAGTATCAAACTCTTTATCCCTAGCTGTGTTTGCTTCAGCCACTTTAGCGTGTAACCCCTCACTAACTTTATCATACCCTTTAACAAGAATATCTGCCTGCCTCTGAGTAACGTCTGCCGCCTTAAATAGATCCTTCATTTGATCACCAAAAGCCTCATCCCGACCCGTCTTTTTACCGAACTCTGTCTCAAACAATGTGTAATCTTTAGCTTCTTTAGGGGCTGTCGTACTATGAAACTTAGCCCAATCCTCATCACTAGCCCCCTCACCAGGAATACCCGCTGGTCGAGAACCTATAAGTTTCTGCGCATTGTCGTGCGCTTGGAATAATTTGTCAAAAGAATCAATACCTTTTAGATATTCTTTTTCTTTGTAATCTGCTGGAATGACATCCCCGATTAAAAGGTCGCGCCCTTCTTTGTCTTCTAAGCCGTGGAATACCTTGATGGACATAGAATCGCCTTCGCCACCCCCTCCGTCCCCTGCTCCTGATTCCCTGTAAAGTTTGAATAGTTTCATTTTGTCTCTCCTTATTTAATTTAATTTTACAAACCTTCTTCAATGTTTTTTCGTATCC